AGATGATAAATCTACTGGCATTATGCCTCACCTTAGGACTTATGATGCTTCTTCTTTGGCATATCGTCAAGGTCGTACTCGCCGTGGTTCTTATGCTGCTTATCTTGACATTTCCCACCCTGATATCCTTATTTTTCTAGAAATGCGTAAGCCTACTGGTGACCCCAATATGCGAACGTTGAATCTACACCATGGTATCAATATCACCGATGATTTTATGGAGTTGGTTGAGAAGGCCATGTTAGACCCTAATGTAGATGATACATGGGAATTGAAAGACCCACACAACGGTGAAGTACGTGATAAGGTGTCTGCCAAACTATTATGGCAAAACATCCTTGAGATGCGTATGTTAACTGGCGAACCATATATACATTACATTGATACGAGTAATCGTGAGATGCCTGAGTTCCAAAAGAAACTAGGTTTGAAAATCAATCAATCAAATTTATGCAGTGAAATTATTTTACCAACTGATAAAGACCGTACTGCTGTATGTTGTCTGTCTTCAGTTAACTTGGAGTATTATGATGAGTGGAAAGATGACCCGTTATTCCTTAGAGATATGGCTGAGATGCTCGATAATGTTCTTGAATATTTTATCGCTAATGCTCCTGATGCCATTGCACGTGCAAAGTATTCTGCCGGCCGTGAGCGTAGCATTGGCGTTGGTGCTCTCGGCTTTCATGCTTACCTACAACGCAACGGCGTTGCTTTCGAAGGTGTCATGGCTAAAGTCCTCAACAACCAAATGTTCAAACACATCAGAGGTAAACTAGATGTTGCAAATACAGAACTTGGGACTCTTAGGGGTTCTCCGCCAGATTGTGTTGGTACTGGCCGCAGGTTTGCTCACGTTATGGCTATCGCTCCCAATGCTAGTTCTTCTATTATTATGGGTAATACCAGCCCTTCTATTGAACCTTATCGTGCTAATGCTTACAGACAAGACACATTGAGTGGTTCACATTTGACCAAGAATAAATGGTTAGATAGAGTTATTAGAAAACATTTGGGTTTAAGTGATGACATGGACTCTGGTCAATATGCCGATATCTGGTCATCTATTATTGCCAATGATGGTTCAGTACAACACCTTGATTGGATGGATGAGAACGATAAAGAAGTATTCAAAACTGGTATGGAGATTGACCAACGATGGGTTGTTGAACATGCTGCTGACCGTCAACAATACATTGACCAAGCACAGAGTTTAAACCTGTTCTTTAGACCTGATGTGAATATTAAATATCTACACGCCTGCCACTTCTTGGCATGGAAAAAAGGATTGAAGACACTATACTACTGCCGTTCAGAGAAATTGGCCAAGGCAGATAAAGTATCAAAAAGAATTGAACGAGAAGTTATTAAAGAGTTGGACATGAGTGCCATTGCACAAGGCAATGAATGTTTGGCTTGTGAAGGTTAATTAAGGAAATAAAATGAAAAAAATATTAGTTAGTATATTCTTGGCATTATATGCCACACTAGGTTTTGCATGGGAACAACGACCACCATCGCCAGTTGCCTCATGTGCAATCCATAACCCATATGGTTTTGCACAGTCACAACGCCAAGCACTACCAATCTGCCGTGAGGCATACTTTGTCGCATATGATGCACCAGTAAAAGTGCCAGTGTATGTGTCGTATACATTGATGCCACAAAATGCCATTGGATGTTGGCCACGCACCAATGCCTTTGTTGCTGATGCCTCATTGAATGGTACAGGTGCCAAACCTGAAGACTATGCAGGCACTGGTTACGACAAAGGCCATGCGGCACCTGATGGTGACTTGTCATGGTCACAGATTGTGGAGTATGAATCTTTTTTAATGACAAACATGTATCCTCAACACGGCTCTTTAAACAGGGGAATTTGGAAGTTGTTAGAGACATCCATCAGAGGTTGGGCAGTCCAACTCAACCAGCCTTTTACCATATACGTTGGCGCCTTGTATGGAAATGGTAATGAATATATTAGTAATGGTGTGATTGTACCACATGGTTACTATAAGATTGTAATTAACAATTCAACAGGTCAAATGGCAGGTTGGTTGTTCCCACACACCAAACCATATGTCAACTTAGGCAATGATTTGACCAAGTATCGTGCTATGATTTCTTCTATTGAAAGCAAGGCAGGTGTTAAGTTTAGATTCCCAGCCAATGCACAGGAGATTAGTCCTGGTGCAGAATGGCCTGTAAATTATGGTGCATTGACAAACGCAAAACGTGCCAAGTGTGGTGCAAACGCAACGGAGTAAAAATGAAAAAGATTATTAGATTTACCGCATCATGGTGCCAACCATGTAAAGCATTGGCAAGCATGTTAACAAAGATTGAAACACCATACCCAATTGAAGTGGTTGATATTGATGCACAACCTGAAGTGGCAATTGAATTTGGCATTCGTTCGGTGCCAACACTGGTAATGGTTGAAGATGGGGCTGTACTTAAGAAGATGATTGGTGTAAAATCGGAACAACTCATTAAGGAATGGATCAATGGTTAAGAAAAACCCTAGCAAACTAACAGACGAACGCAGCTCATTTAAACCTTTCAATTACCCATGGGCATATGATGCGTGGTTGAAGCATGAACAATCACATTGGTTGCACACAGAGGTGCCAATGCATGAGGACGTTAAAGACTGGAAGAATAAACTATCTAAAGAAGAGAAGATGTTTCTTACACACATCTTCCGTTTCTTTACTCAAGGTGATATTGACGTTGCTGGTGGTTATGTAAACAACTATTTGCCATACTTCCCACAACCTGAAGTTCGTATGATGTTGTTGGGTTTCGCCGCACGTGAGGCCTTGCACATTGCCGCATACTCACACCTGATTGAGACACTAGGCCTGCCTGAGACAATGTATAATGAATTCTTGGCATATCAAGAGATGAAAGACAAGCACGACTATGTGTTGGACATTGCTGGTAGAAATGGTACAAAAGAGAACACTGCACGCCACATCGCCGTGTTCAGTGCCTTCACTGAAGGTATGCAGTTGTTCTCATCCTTTGTTATGTTGTTAAACTTCCCACGTACTGGTAAGATGAAAGGCATGGGACAGATTGTAACTTGGTCTATTGTTGATGAGACAATGCACGCTGAGAACATGATGAAGTTGTTTAAGACATACATTGCTGAGAACCAAGAGATTTGGAATGATGAATTGAAATCATCCATTTACACCATTGCTGAACGTATGGTTGAATTGGAAGATAAATTCATTGACCTAGCATTTGGTATCAATGCAATGGACGGACTAACGGCAGATGAATTGAAGAAATACATTCGTTACATTGCTGACCGTAGATTGATTGGTCTTGGCATGAAGGGCATTTTTAAAGTCAAACGTAATCCATTGCCATGGGTTGAAGAGATGATTAATGCACCAACACACACCAACTTCTTTGAGAACCGTGCCACCGACTATGCCAAAGGTGCCTTGTCTGGTTCATGGGATGATGTGTGGAGTAAGGCAGCCTAATGAATCGTAGGCCTCTCAAATTTATTACGAGAGAGAAAGAGTGGGAACTAATACAACGGTTAGAATCTGTTGTAGATAGTTCCGACTTTGACCCCAACACCACGGCCGTAATAATGGCCTCACCTGATTACTCAGCAACTGTTGCCATGCACTTGGCACATAGTTGGTCACGCAAAGGTGAGATGTTGCCTATTATTCCAGTTGATGTAACTTATCCAGATGAAACACCAGAACCATATATTAACAAAATGGTAATGCAGGCACCAGATATCAGACCATATAGTAAATTGGTTATGGTAGAAGCAGGCATCATTAGAGGTGGCAATTGGCATTGGATGCTTGATGTATTATATGCATGGGGTTACAAAAGAGAAGACATTACATTGGTTGCTATGTGTGAGAATATACACAGCAAAGTAAAATCAGATTATGTTGGTGAGTACTATGATGATGAAAAAGAAGAACTGATGTTTTATTTTGAGAAGTTTAATAAACATTGGCCAATTAAATAATCAAGGACTAAAATGAAGAAAATTTTAATTGCATTTCTATTATTAGGTGGTGTTGCAGCACAAGCACAACATTTTCCACAACACTACTATGGTCACCGCCACAACCATCATGGCCAATGGCGACACAATGGTTCTGGTTGGGTTTGGGTTGTGCCTACTCTCATTGGTGGTGTAATTGGTTATGAGATTGCGAAAAATCAACCACAGCAGACACAACCACCTATCATTATACAAACACCAACTGGTACGCAAGAGTGTAGTCCTTGGACTGAAACTGTGAATCCAGATGGTTCAATCACCAAGACTAGAACCTGCAAGTAACCTCCGTTGCTGTCTATATACTCAAGTAATAGTATATGGAGGTAACTTATGTTGATAGTTAATCACGAATGTGAATCGTGTGGTTCAGACTTTGCAATTCAATATGATGAACGGGAGTGCGAGAGTGATCCAATGCACTGCCCCTTCTGTGGCGAATATATAGCTTTAGAGGAAGATGATTTTATCGACCCTGACGCTGAAGACGAAGAATAATGGCATGGTTTTATAATGGAGTAGAAGTGACTGACCAAATGATTGAAGGTCAATATGGTTTCGTCTACTGTATCACAAACAAAGTAACCGGTCGCAAGTACATTGGCCGGAAGTATTTCACCAAAGCCGCAACAAGGCAAGTTAAGGGTAAAAAGAAAAAGACCCGTGTTGACTCAGGTTGGCAAAACTATTTTGGTTCGAACAAAACAATCATTGAAGATGTGGCCACTATGGGAGCAGATAGTTTCCATCGTGAGGTCTTGCACTTCTGTAAAAATCGTACAGAGTGCAGTTACTATGAGACTTATGAAATATTTGTACGAGGGTGTTTGCTTACGCCTGACTACTATAATGATTGGGTCACATGTAAGATTCGTAAAGCTCATCTGAAAAGCAGCACCAATACTTATAAAGAAGGAGAGGCCAAACATTAATTTCCACACATCATTGCCTAA